GCCACCGAATCAGCTAGGCCCCTGGGCCACACCCCAAACTTATCCTTATAGCAATGCGCAGCACGGCCGCTCGACCACCCGCGATACTTAACATACCATTGGCACATCGCCCAAAATGCTTGCTTGTTATCCCTGCTGGCCATCCCTTCCAGCTCTTCTAGTACCCCGGGGATACTGCTTACCTTGTTCTGACGCTCGCGTACATGGCCGCAATGCAGACATGTATCAGACCCGCCCGGCCACAGATGCCCGCACGATGGACACTTGGATTCTTTCTTCTCGTCTTCTGTCTTTTCTTTCTTGGCCTTTTCTTTTCCATCATCCAGGACATCGACGCCGTTGTGATAGACCGCTTCCCAATCCTCCTGGAAACGTAAGTAGTTCCCACTATGGTCCAGCCAGACGGCAAACTCTTTGTTGTCAGCCCGGCGCATGATGCGGCCCATCTGCTGGATATGCGACGATAAAGATTTGCTAAACGGCCTGGCCGACACCCCAATCATTACATCAGGGACATCAAAGCCTTTGGTTAGGATATCCGTGGCAATCAATCCATGTATTTCTGTGTCCGGCCTGGCAAAATCTTCAATCACATCCCGCTTGAATTGGTCATCATCCCGGTAGCTAACCGATACAAAGTTATAACCCTCGGCTGCAAACTGTGCGGCCAGGTCGGCGCCATGCTCGACGCCCGAACAGAACACAATCGTTTTGCGCGGGCCGCCAAAGATTTCATTTGTCTTTCGGATCCACTCCTCGACAATATTCCCAGTAATCTGCATGCCCCGCTTGGATGCCTCGGCCTGGGACCATTCACCCGCCACCTTCTTGGCGCCGGTCATGTCTATTTCTTTGGCAATGAAGACACGTAGAGGCATCAATACCTTCTGATCCACCAGCTCCTTTGTTGTGATGGTGTTGACGATGTTGTCATAGATATGGGCCAGCCCCTTGGTGAAAGGGGTAGCCGTCAGCCCGATGACCCGCACATCAGGATTATTCTTAATGAAATCAATGGTCTGCTGCCGGGTGGTATGGCACTCATCGACGATTAAAAGATTTAACCCCGGGAATGAACCCCGCTTTTCCAGCGTCTGAGCTGAGCAAACCTGGATGTTTTCATAGGGCCGATACCTCCAATGCCCCGCCTGTAAAACCCCGTGGGGAATGTGATACTTTTCCAGGCGCTCGCTGGTCTGGTCGCACAGAATGATTCGGTCCAGCAGCATGGCTGCCTTGTTACCTTTACCCCTGGTGGCATTAAGCAAAGCAATAGCCATCTCTGTCTTGCCCGCTCCGGTAGGTGCGTAGAGTATCTGCGCGCGCTTGCCATTTGCAAATCCCTGGCGTAGCGCTGCCAGGGTAGCGTCTTGATAATCCCTTAGTTGTAAACTCATTTTGATTCTCCGCTGCCGGCACACTATGCCCGCCGGCTTGGGCCTTGTTTATTCGTAGGCTTTAAGTTGTCTTTGTTGCATAGAAATCTGACGCTTGAGCTGCGCGTTTTCCAACTGGAATTTATCCCGGCTGGATTTAACCGCGTTCATCTCTAGCTTCAGAATACGAATCTCTTCGCGCAGTTGTTTGATCAGGTCTGCTGCTGCCTTCTTCTCGTCAGCCGTAGCGTCCATCGCTTTCAAAGCTAAGCGGTCATTGAGCGTTTCGTTCTGAGCAATCAGCTCGTCTACCATTTCCTGGCGGTGGTCTACGGCGGGCGGATCCGCGGGTTTAGGCGCCTCAATCAGCGGCGCTTCTTTCGCTGGCTTGGCTGGCTTGTCTTTCTTTTCGGGGGCACGCTTCTCCGCAACGTTACCCTTGGGTGTAATGTATTTCCGGACAGCTGGCGCGCTTTCCCCACGCATCTTGGCAACGAACGGAGCAGACACGCCAACCTTCCTGGCAATTTCTGCATTGCTCCACTCACCCCATTCAAAGTCTTCTACGAAAATCATAGTGACCTTGCGCTTGTCGGCGTTGTCCATCGGTTGGCCATGCAGATTGTTTGCACTACTACCAAAGAACAGGGCATCCCTGGGGGTGCCTGTTTCTACCTCGCATGGGAAGGTGGCCATCCCAATCCGTAGGGCTGCGTGATACCGGTGGAATCCATCTGACATCCAATAGTCTGTGCCGTCAAAGAATACCCGCATTGGAGGGAAAACTGACCCGCCTTCCAGGTCCGTGGCGTAGCGCATCACCGCCTCTTCTTTGATTGCTGCGCGTACCTGGGTGCCGCCGTCCAGCCTGATTAGTTTCAGTTCTAGTTCTTTTCTTTCTAACATGTCGTTCCCTTAAAATGGTGCGTCAAAACCTATAAATTCTCTGAGCTTTTGCTTGTAATGCAATGCTTTTGCAGCGTCATCCGTGCCCTCTTTGCGGCCGGCTCTCATGCTGTATTTGATGATGTTGCCCTTCAGGTAGCCAATGAATTCCTGGCGGTTAAGCACAGATTCCATGACGGCCCAGGGCTGGATGCCGATCTTGTGATAGTGGTCGCCACCCACCTGATGCTCATCGGCTGATGCTTTGTCAATCATATTCTTGCTCCTATATATTTAATCATCGCTTTAAACTCCGCACGTAGGCAGCAAAGCTTGCCATTGTGTCCTTCTCAAACGCCTTGAAGTTGTCCACCTCTTTAGCCACCTCTTCCAGGGCGTCGTTCCTAATCTTGTTTGAGATGGGATCAAGCTGACGCTGAATCATCTGCCGCTTGCGCCATCCCAGCGCCTTTTCCCATACGTTTAATTGTGCTTCGCTCATTTCTTTCTCCTAGTATGTTGTTACTCCACTCAACCTTGTAGATGCCACCATCCAAGTCAAAGTCAATTCGTATGTTGCACTCGACAAGGTATGGGTGCAGGCTTACACCTAACCCATCCATGTTTTGATTGACGCGGTAATACTTGCTAACCATCGTCTTGCCACGATCTTCTTCGGGCACGTACTGCCTGTACAGTGGCTCAGGTGTTTTTGATTTGCTCAAGTGTTCTTCTCCTTGAGTTTGGCTTCAATAGCTCTGGCAAATTCAAACCTATTTGCGTATGGCATCGTGTTGCTGATGGCAAATATTTCTGCGTCATCCGTCAGCCCTACCCACCCGCGCTCAGGCAACGGATGCCCTGCTTGCTTGTAAGCTTCATCACGCCACAGTTGTGTTCGTTTCCTGTGGTACTCACAGTTTGGGCAGTCAGTCATGCTTGTCCCCTTGCTCGGATGGCTTTTTGAATCATTTGCGGTGCTTGCCCAAAATTGAATTCATCACACACCTTTGCACACGCCTCACGCTCATGCTGTGCTACTAGCTTGGCAAAGGCTTCAATGTAGTAAATAAATTTTTCCCTATCTAAACCCATGCCGTACAACGATATGCCTGATGCGTCTGCCAGCAAAATGATTTCATCTTGTGTCATGGCTTCTCCTTCAGCGCAGCCTCTAGCGCGTCCATGGCTTGATCCCAAATGTGATAATCCATTGTGTTACTAAAAACATTGACTACTAGACTGGCTGTTTTCTCAATGTGTCTCAGACGCTTCACCTCCATTTCCAAGTTGCCGACCAGCAAATCCAATTCGCGCTCTTCGTTGGTCATGCGTTTTTCTCCTTCAATTTGTTTTCTATTAATACCTTGAACAAATATGTATTTAGGTGATCCGTCTGCCAGGTTGGTAGCTTTTTGATGATGGCCGTTGTTTCGGAATTGGTCAGATGTTTCCATTTGCGGCGGGTTGTTTTCTGAACCGGCATCGGGCGCCTGGCGTCAACAAAGCAGCCCATGTCTTCGCCCCAGGTAGCCCACTCAAATAACCATTGCCACATCAAACGTTCGTTGCGGCAGTTGTACTGGAACATGGCCATCACCAGGCACAACTCTCGGTTGGTTGGTTTCATTTGTTGCGCTCCTCCAGCATAAAGTCAGCAAGCTGGTAGGCGTTGGCTGCCACCACAAAATCGTCGCATTCTTCCAGCTTGTGATTGGTGATGATGGCTTGCATAGCTTTGGCTGCAAAGTAGTCCCGCAGCGACATGCCGTCTGTGTGAATGGAAAAGCCCAGGATTCGCGACTCATCATCGACCATGAACCTGGGTGTAGGAAATGCTGCGCCGCCTGTTTTCTCTCTCATGCTTACTCCTTTTTGGTTTCGTTCCTGACCGCCCGCCGAACAATTGTTTGCGTTACCCCAAATCTTTCTGCAATTTGTCGGTACGAAAGCCCTTGTTTACGCAGCACGATCACCCTTCTTACATCTACTGGTGTTGCCGGCCGGCCCGCGCCAATCCTAGCTCCGCCGTGTTTTGTCATACGCTTCTCCTTTAAACTTGAATACGACTATACACATATTCAAGATACTTTGCAACAGGTTGTTCCTGTTTATTTATATCAGGCAGCATGAATAGCGATAGCAGACCCCCGAGACTCCCGACCTGTACCCTGGTGGTAGGTATGTGGAAGTCACCAGCCAGTCGAAACCTGCTGCTCGCGGAACGTCGTATTCAACTATCGACCGCCCGTGTCGTGGGCCAGACGCTGATTGTCGGTTTGCTTGGTCGTTTTATGCAGTCGCTACGAAACGCTGCGGCGCCGGGGGTCTATTAAAGCGCCATCGGTTTCTTGAGTACGGCCCCGACATTGGCCTATTAGCTAACCCGCTCTGAGGGCTGGGTGTGGAGGTGAAACCGGACGGTTCACATGAAGCAGTGTTTCGTCCACTTTTAGGAGCCTATACCGGCGCTAACCCGATACCCGTCCAGTTTCAAAAACAAAAAAGCCGTTAATGAAACCCCGGTGGAAGAACCCAGGTCTTGTGGACTTAGGCTACCCCATTCGGGGTCGGGATTTCATTAACGGCTCTATTTGCATCGGCTTCCACACCTAGCTGGATCAGAATATATCAAATTATTTCAGGACCTGTCAATACCCCTGCAGAATTTTGGGTGATCTGGCACAGTGCTTGGTGCAGTCCAGCCAATCCACCGACACGCTGGTCGTCAATAAATATCTGTGGCATCTGGCGAACCGATGGCCCGCACTTCTCATAGAAAGCTATGCGGCCGGCTTCATCATCGAGCATAACTTCTTCGTATGCCATGCCCTTAGCGGTGAGTAGTCTCTTAGCAGCGTCGCACTGTGGGCAAGCTGATTTGGAATAGACGGTGATCTTCATCGCAGCTCCTGTAAATTGTTGGTGGGCACATAAAGCAGTGTTTGTGTAAAAACCGAAATTAGGAAAAACAAGCGGCGCTAACCCGCTGTCCACCAACACAACTGAGCACTTCTTTCCCCGTCTTGCTACCACAGTGACCGCGTGTACTGTGGCTTCCCGCTTCTGGGTTAGTTCGCCTTACGTTTTGGCGCCCAAGTGCTCATGTGTGTTGCCTCTGAAAAAAGTGGCCCCAGTTACGGAGCCACTAAACCAATCAAAGGAGAAACAAATGTCAACAAACCAACCAGCCCTCTGGAATGATTCCATATTACACACATTTTTTTAAAACTTCAACCGCATCTTCAACAGATGCAACAATAAATAAATTATTTCCTGGCCACTCATCATGGAACTTCTGTTCCGCCGCCGTCAGATCGCGCGCCGATGCAGCTTTGCTTCCATCTTTTACTTCAAATAAAAGCGTATGGCCGTTGTAGAACACCAACAAATCAAACAGGCCAGCATGGTTAACCGGCTTCACATACGCCCCACATTCCCGCAGGAATAGAACTATTTCGTTTTCATTGTCGTCGCGCCTGGCAGCTCGTCGCATACAAAAGTCCTCATGTTGATTGGCGTTTATACCAGATATAAAAAAACTGTTGACGTACATGCACCTACCTGCTACATTCACACACAGAACAACCAGTCAGGAGAAAGCAATGGAAGAAGAATCAAGAAAGCTAATGGATTCAGGTTATGAGCTTGCATCCTATTTCGTGGATCACGCAATGGATAAAACAAATAACAACGGGATGGTCGCATCGCTTGCCCTGGGCATGGCATACGCATCATTGATGAGCGCAAACCGTATCGATGAGACAAGAGCAATTGAACTGGTGCGCGGCGTATACGAGCGCGCAGCTCGCCTGGAAGCATTAATGGGAGGCTCCCGTGAAACTCACTAACAACTACAACCTACCAGAGACAATTGTCAATGTCCTAAAGCGCCCCACGTACAGCAAGGGCAAGGCAAACATATCGGCCACTGAACTACTCAATAGCCCCCGCGTTGTGCAGCTCAAGCGTAAACACTGGGACGACATAGAAGAGGACGCAGCCGACATGGTTTGGTCCCTGTTTGGTACTGCTGTTCACGGCGTACTGGAGCATGGCAAAGACGACCACCATATCGTAGAAGAGCGCATCCATACCGAGGTGGATGGCTGGAAGATATCCGGCGCCATCGACCTGCAGGAACTGACCGATGCCGGCACCATTCTGTCTGACTACAAAGTCACCAGCGCATGGGCCGTGATGAATGAGAAACAAGATTGGCATTCACAGCTAAACCTGTACGCCTACCTGGTTGAGAGCGTCAAGAAAAATCCGGTATGCAAAGCGCAGATCGTCGCTATCGTCCGGGACTGGTCGCGTAGGGACGCTAAGACCCGCGAGGGTTACCCGCAAGCGCCGATTGTGGTAATCGATATACCCCTATGGTCATTTGAAGAAAGAGAAGCGTACGTAAAAGCGCGCGTTGCTTTGCACGAAGCAGCTTTCTTTGATGCAGAAACAGGCGGGAGCATTTCCGAATGCACCCCCGAAGAGATGTGGGAAAAACCCACTATGTATGCCGTCAAGAAAGACGGCGCCGCCCGTGCTAAGAGCGTTCACAAGACGCGCGAAGAAGCGGAGGCAGCCCTAGAAGTCGCAAAGACCAAGGGTTATGGCATCGAGGTGCGTGAAGGCGACCGCACCAGGTGCTCAGGATTCTGTCAAATCGCCCAGTACTGTGATCAATACCAAACCTACCTCAAGGAGAAAGAATGAACGACGTTCAAAAGGCCGCATTGGAGCGGTCAATCAAAACACTCAGCGCACTAGGCTGCACCTTTGCAATCGTAGACGCCGACAAAGAACTACACGGCAGCCCGCTAACAGTCTTGGATGAGCTTGGCTCTACCTATTCTGTGATCGATTCCGCCGGGGTTCGCCACGGCCTGGTCAGTGCCGTCCTGGAAAAGATGGAATGCAACTATGTCATCACTACAAAAGACGGCATGAAGTACAGCAACACCATTGACAAAACGCCGGAGCCGCCCGAGAAGCCAAAGCGTGAATTCCCGCACGGCGACACCCGCGCCTATGTTCGCAGCTTTGTAAATCACTTGAAAATTGGTGATACAGTTTCCATCCCCGCAGACAAATACGGGGTCCACAACATACAAAACTCCGTAACGTCATGGTTTGTCAGCACGTATGGGAAGAACTCTTGCACCACCTTCCAAAACAAAACCACCAACTCGGTGGACATTATGAGGATTGGATGATGTTTCAAAAACTACAAGATCAAATTAAAGAATTCTTTCGTGAAGACAATATTGTTTCCATTGAAGAAGAACTTAAAGCCATTCGCCAGCGCAACGAAGCCAGGGCCAAAGCGGCCATCGAAGCAATGGGGGAAAAGTGGGTAGCCCACCCCAGTCACTCAGCACAAAGGATTAAACAATGAAACGCAATACCGGAGAAGCAGCACCAGTGGTGGCACAAGCAGCTTACAAGCTAAGGGATGTGACCTACGTCCCGCATTACCGTAACTGCCATCTGTATGTAGGGCCTGGCTACCCTAAATTTAACCGGACCACCTATTCAGCAGCCGAGTTGGTGCTTGCGGGCGCAGCGGCCGTACACGAAATGTTGTGGAGCCGGGCTAATCACGGCATCGTTAACGAAGCAAACCCATAAGGACAGACATGAGCGTACATAAAAAACTAATGCAAGCTAGGGTAAAGCTTCAAGCTACAGAGATGAAGAAGTCAGGACTAAACAAGTTTGCGGGCTACAGTTATTTTGAGCTGGGTGACTTTATTCCCCACATCCAAACAATCTTTAATGATATTGGTCTGTGCGGCGTAGTGTCGTTTGATGCTACACATGCTACCTTGTGTATCACCGACACAGAAGACGGCTCACAGATCGTTGTGACCTCTCCTATGGCCGAAGCTAACCTGAAGGGCGCTCACCCCATCCAAAACCTGGGCGCCGTTTTGTCTTATCAACGTCGCTACCTTTGGATGGCAGCTTTAGAAATTGTGGAACATGACATCATTGATGCCAGCCCAAGCCACGAAGCACCAGCTAAATCAGTGGTGCGAGCAGCGCCAAAGGCAGAAGAAAAGAAAGCACCCACTAAGATGGAAGGCGAAAACGCACCCTGGTCGCTCAAAGTTACAGCCAAGCCAGGCACCGACATCCAGGAATGGTGTTCATTGGTAATCGACATGGCCCGCATAGGCCTGACCCAATGCGGCAACGAAGCAGATGTAATGTCTATCTTCAAAGTTAACCGCGCCATCTTTGATCACCTCAAGG